TGGCACAAGGGAACGCAACGCCGTTCACAGATCAAGCGACAAGTAGTTTAAATACATTCAACGCAACAGGGACACCGACAAAATCAATCATGGCTGAAGGGAACGCAACGCCTTTCACTAACCAAGCGACAAGCAGTTTAAATGCGTTTAATGGAACACCGACACCACCTAAAGTACTGTCAGCAGTTGACGCTGCTAGTGGGACTATTTACGGGGTAATTGGTCTATTAAACAGTATTCCTCGTGAAGTCGTGAGTGTAATTAGAACTGTAAGTATGGTGTCAGGTCTTCCTGGGCTGCCGTTTGCAACAGGTGGACATATTCCAATGTTTGCAAGAGGCGGTAACATAGGACAGACTGAGAACTTACAACCAAGCTTCACGGGAATAGTCGGAGAGGCAGGACCTGAGTTATTCCGTGTAACTAAACACGGAGTGAATATCACACCGTTATCTACTAGTGAAAAGATAAAAGGAATAAGCGGTGCGTTAGCTGAACAGGGTGCTAGAAATGGTGGTAGCAACGAAATCAACGTCACAATTAATGTGACAGGAAACAATATCAACAACAAAGAGGATATTAATGTGTTAGTTGACACGATAGAACAAAAACTAGTAAGGAAAATGAAAGAAGTAAAATCAATGAGTTTCGGAGGTGGACGCAATGCCGTTACATTATAACAAATTAACTTTTAATGGGAAGTCTACCGCCGACTTTCCTTTTGATATATATGTAATCGAAAATGACGGAATTAACAAGGGAAAGAGAAAAGACAAAATATTCACATCTGATTATATGACAGGCGGGATTGTAAGGACTTCTACAGCTTACGATGCAGTTGAGAAATCTTACAAACTGTTAATTCATGGTGTCAGTCTGGTAGAAATAAATGATGTGTTAGTGTGGTTAGACGGTAGCGGTAAGTTAATCGCTTCTGATAACCCTAACCGTTATTACGAAGTGCTAACAACCTCAGCTGTAAGGTCAAGGCTTGGAGAAGTGGACGAATACGAGATAGACGTTGTCTTTACTTGTAACCCGTTTTCGTACAGCTTAGATAAGGATATTAAAACTTACACAACTAACGGGGTTTTAAACAACGACTCAAATTTAATGATGTACCCAAAAGTTACGGTTTACGGAAACACAACACAACCGGTAATGGTATCAATAGGGAGTCAAGTGTGTCGTTTAAAAGAGATAAAAGAAAAATTAGTAATCGAGTGTAAGCAAGGAGAACAGAACGTTTACGACAAAAACGGAGACTTGCTAAATAGCGTGATGTTCGGAGATTTCTTCGAAGTTAAACCGGGTGTCAATGGTATAGCAATAACTGAAGGGGTTACTAAAATAGAAATTGAATGTAGGTGGGGGGCGTTTGTTTAGATGTTATGGTTATATGATGAATTTGAAAAAGATTTTAGCTTTAACGGAATAGTGTTAAATAACGCTTACGACGCCGACATACATTGGGTTTTAAACTCGACTTACAAGCTTACGTTTAAGTATCCTACTGTTGACAATGACATTTATTCAATGATTGAAAAAGGAATGATTGTCAAAGCTAGTGAAATTGACGGTACAAACTTATTTAGGATTCGAGACATTGAATATACAGAGAATGAAAGTTGTGTTGTGATTACAGCGTATCAACTGACGTTTGATTTTAGTAAAAGATTAGTAGGAAACTTCACGAGAGTAAACACGAACTGTCAAACCGTGTTAGATGAGTGGTATACGAATTTTTTATCAAAAGAAAAAGACTTTACATATTTTTCAAACATCACAACGTCGAACTCATTCAGCACTTATAAAAGCGATACAGACACAGAGAATAAATCATCTTTTGAGTTGTTAGGTCAGATTGCTGACACATTCAACGGAGATATTGATTTACAGAATAAAGAAATAAGAGTGATAAAAAGATTAGGTCGGGACACAGAAGAAGTGTTAACGACAGCGAAAAATATCTCATCTTTTGTGAACAGCATTAACGTTGATGATATTGTGACTAGGATATATGCGACGTCAACGTTTAAAGTAGGAGATAAAGACGACAAGAAAGAACTTAAAGAACAACACAAAAAAGAGTTAGCAGCTTTAAGAGAGAGTCAGAAACAAGCTTCAAAAGATTACAACAGCAAGAAAAAAGCTGAACAAATGCGTGAAGAGATTAACAAGCGATACTCTAAGGAATTAGCTAAAAATACCAAGAAGACTAAACGTAGCGGGCACACGGTTAAATCTTATTCACAAATTGAAGCTGAGATTACAGCTAAATATCGTGATAGAGATAGTAAAGCCGCTCAAAGAAAGATTGAAAGTCAAAGACAAGCTGATTTACGCAAAGCCGAAATTGACAAGCTAAAAGCTAAACAAAAAGAAGAGTTAGAGGCTCTTGACGAGGAAATAACAATCTCGTTAACAGTTGAAAGCCCGTTGATTAATGACTATCCATTTATTAATGAAATGTCAGTTAGTAATAACGAGTTGAAGACAGCTGAAGAGCTTGAGGAATGGGCTTTGGGTTATTTTACAAAAGATAACGTTGATAAACCTAAGAACTCTATTAAAGTATCTTATGAACAGTTGTCAGAGAACGTTAATAGAGGTGACACAGTTATTCTGAAATACCTTAAGTATAACGTAGATGAACGTATTAGGATTGTTGAAACTCACTTTGATCCTATTGCTAAACGCTGGAAAGAATTTATTTTAGGAGAAAAAGAAGGTAGGTTAGGTAATGAGATTTCTAGCAGTTCACACAGTGCTGAGTTGAGAGCTAACTATTACACAGACGCTATCTCTTACAACTTTGAAAAGAAAGTAAGGGAACAGATAAGTAACTTTGATAAGCTATTTGATAAGCGTGAAGATGAGTTCACAAAAACTATTAATGATAAATTCGAAGTTTCAAACGCAAATGCTGAAGTGTTTAAAAATGAGATAAGAAACGATTTAAATCAAAGCTTATCACAAATTGACATTAAGCTTAAAAGTCTAGGTAGTAAATCTGTTGAGGATCTTAGGAGACAAGTTGAAGAAAATAAAGTAATTTCTGAAGCTACTCTTAAAATGTTAGGTTCTGATGACAGCATTATATACAACAAAAATAGGTTAGAAGGAGCAACAGAAAGATATATCGCACCGGGAACAGAATATATAGAAGTAACTCACAACGGTGACGGTTTTGAAGTAGGTAAGGAATACACAATCAGTTGGGAAGCTTCGTGTGTTACTCGAGATTTTTACGATATTGTAGTTAGGTTGAGTCGAGCATTGCCACATAATGCAGTTGTTAAACTTGTTGATAAGTTAGGAGCATTTCCGACAGGAGAACATTCTTTCAATAAGGGAGAAAGTGAAGCTACTTACTTAAGAATTTACGACTCAGATTATTATGTGAGAGTTGAGAGCAATTGGTTTAAGGAACAAAACAAACTTGTACCTATAAGAAATGCAAGCACAATAGTAAATGTACCTATTGAGTACTTAGAGTTTGCTGACAGTAATGGCAACGATATCGAGGGTAATTGGAGCGAAAGTCCGATATATATATTTGACGGAGGAGGTAAATAATGGCAGAAAAAATACCAATAAGAGTGCAACACAAAAGAATGAGTGTTAGTGATTGGGAGTTTAGCGAATTAATATTGTTAGACGGAGAAATTGGAATTGAGACCGAAACGGGAAAAGCTAAGGTCGGTAATGGTCGTGATAGATTTAGCGACTTGAAATACTTAGCAGGTGTTAAGGGTGACCAAGGTATCCAAGGGATACAAGGACCACCAGGAAGAGACGGTGTTGTAACGTTTCAAGCATTATCGCAATCTGAAAAAGAGTCTATAAAAGGAGATAAGGGAAAAGATGCTGTAGTTGGTAATTACAATTTAATAGTTAACTCACTGTTTCCTAATACAAATATCATAACATCTAGTAGTCCAAATTTATCGATAGTAGTTAATGATTATAACGGACACAATAGTTTAGATGTTAGGAAAAGTGGAGCAACAAGTAATACATGGGCTGGTGTTCAAATAGACACAACTCAAACCAGTTTTAAACAAGGAGACAAACTAGTATTGAGAATGCCAATATATATATACTCTGATTCACATCTAGACGGATTATATTTGGCTATTAAAAAGCATAGTATCAATAAAACATTAAAAGGAATTAATTTAAGTAATTTGCCAAAAGATAAATGGATAGTATATGAAGAAACATTCACAATTACTGAAAATATTGATTTTGGCAATGAAACAAACTGGTTTTTCCTATACTTTATTAAAAACGGACACATAAAAATTTCAGAACCTTATATAAGCTTTGGAGATGAAGTACCTTCTAGATGGCAACCAAATATTGAGGATTTAAAAGGTAACACAATATTAAATCAACAGAACGGGCAATCGTTAAAATATTGGTGTGGAACTGAACAACAATATAACGCACTAGCAGTAAAAGATAACAACACTATTTACGACATTGTGAAGTAGGTGAACTTATGGAACGAGTAAAATTATTAGTCGGAAATAAGGAAGTCGAAAAACGATATGTAGGAAATAAATTAGTTTGGCAAAAGAATTTACTTAAATATCTTGAAGGCTGCTATGTGGAAATTAAAGAAGATAAATTAATGTTAGTCGCTAATGACAACAGATTTACTAATACATCTTTAATAAGGCGTGTAACATTTAATGATGAGGAGTTAGAAGGACTTACAAGCATTACATTTGAGAACTATAAATATAACATCACACTAAGTAATCAAGCTGCTTTTATTACTAAGATGAAATGGGAAGATTTAACAAACAAAACTAATGTTACTGTTAAGTTTTTTGAAAGGTAGGTGATTAAATGGATATAGAAACTAACGGCGGTAAGCAAGCTGCTGATTTTAGAAATAGTAAATATCAACACACTTTTATACCTAAAAAACCCGATGAGAAAATAAAACTTTATCACATGGGGTGTGTCGGAGAGACTCAAATCACTCACCTACAAATTGAGAAAGGTAATGATGCTACAGCGTTCGAAGTGCCAATAAAACAACCTAACGCATTAACTGGGGTGTTTAAAGAGATACGAGACCTTGACTTACAGATGAGAGACAGTAAAAGTGAGTTTTGGGCTAAGGTTAGGCTGAACAATAAAGGAATGTTAACTGAGTTTGCTAACAAGGAATTAAAAACATTGTTAACTAGTACAGCTGACGGAGTTAGTGCGCAGGTTAAAAAAGATATTAATAAAGCAAAAAGCGAACTTAACGTTAGGATTAACGAGATAAACGCTTCTGTTGGTAATTCGTTAAAGAAATCTGATATCACAATTTCAGAAGACGGTATCGCTCTAGGAAGTGGCACAACTATTGACGGAAATACTATATCTAGTATGTTGGTTGCAAAACCAGAAGGTATTCGAGCAATCACAAATAAAATGATGATTGGTCCAGCATATGATAACTTAGTTTATTTAGATAAAAGAAGAAGCTTTGAATTTAACGAAGAGTATATTGATATAACAGATTTAATTGATAACGATGTACTACTTAAGAGTGATAGGTTTCAGTTGTCATTTGATGCCAACTATGACGGAGAATTACCGTTTACATTTGAATTAATAATGTCAGTATCATCAACTAATTTTTATGGTAAAATATACGCCTTTCCGTTAATTTCAAGAGGT